ACAACCAGAATGTTAGTCTTAATCAACTCATGGAATCTAGTTATGTCATGTGTTGGGCAGCTAAATGGTTAGGTGATAAGGAAGTGTTCTTTAGTTCTATGATGGAAACAACTCATCGTAAAATGATTAAGAACATCTACAAGTTATTAGAAGAAGCTGATGCTGTAATTCATTATAATGGCACAAAGTTTGATATACCTACCCTAAACAAAGAGTTTCTTCTATTAGGTTTAACACCTCCATCACCTTACAAAGAAATAGACTTACTACGAACATCTAGAAGTAAATTTAAGTTTCCTAGTAACAAATTAGATTATGTAGCACAAGCATTAGGTCTTGGTGAAAAAGTAAAACATATAGGTCATGAGCTGTGGATACGGTGCATGAACAAAGATAAACAGGCTTGGGATATGATGAAGAAATATAATATCCAAGATGTTGTATTGTTGGAAAAGGTCTATGAAAAGATGTTGTCTTGGATTAGAAACCATCCAAACCACAATGGGTTCACAGAGGGTGTTGTATGTCCTAACTGTGGTAGTAGCAGTTTACAGAAAAGAGGTTTTTCTTGCAATACAAATACCGTTTATCAGAGGCTTCGTTGCAACTCTTGCGGAAAATGGTCGAGGAGCAACAAGCAAGTGAAGGACATGAAAAAGTTACAATCCGCCATCAGCATTTAGGGAGAACTATGGATATTGATGAAATAGCAGAAGTTATGACAGGTAAAATCATAGAGGAAGTTGCCATTACTTATGGTGAAGATACTATGACTATATTCCTATCAGATGGCTCGTCTATAGAGATAGTGGTTGACTCTATCTATGCTGACATTCCAGAACTAGATGACTAAACGAAAGATTACCCTGCCAGACGGCACAGAGACCGATAATTATAGCCAAGAGTATCAACGATATTGCGAGGCACTAAATCTATCCAAGAAGAGCCTTATGCACCGTCAGGACTGGTTAAATAAGCTTACAGACGAGCAAAGAGTAGAGAAATTAAAGTATTGGCTTAAATTAATTTGGAAACGATAATTAAGCACCTATTCTTCTAGCAACAATAGTTAATAAATTATCTATAGCCAATTCTAACTTCATTTCATAATACAAAGGTTTCTTTGTTTTTAGATACCGAGCATAGATAGCTTCTTGCTGCTCCTTTGGTAGACTATGTATCACAGCATCCACTGTTCTTACATTATCATCTTCCACCTCATCATACATCTCATCAAACGCATCATAACTAGATTCGCCACCAGAAGACATTCCTATAGACTTACTAGGATAGCCTAGCTTATGATTATCTGAACGCATGAACAATCTCCATTTGTCCAGCAATTCTAATAATCTATTCATCTCCATAACTATCCCCAATGAACACTGCTATAATAGCTATCATTATAAACAACATTTTGACCACCATAACCTTTAGATGTGCCATCATCTATCTTTCTATGAGTAACCCCATTCACTTTAAATATCTTATCCATGTCTTCAGGTTTTGGATACAATAGTTCAGCAAGTAAACATTCTTTTACTTTTGCATACATATATATGCCTTGCCTATCCTTATACTTAATGACTGTGCCATCTTTAATCATATTGTGAGTAATGTTGTATATGGTTTGATTCTTGACCTTTAATAGTCTAGCTAGATTACCACAGGTCATAGCTCCACCATCTAATGCTTTCAATAGCCTTTCCTCAAACTCTTCTCTTGTGAGTTTCGTGCCATTAAAAGTTGTATAATAGTTTACGATAAATCCTCTATTTTTACTTTCCATCTGTTTTTCTCCTTATAAAATCCCCAAAGTTCTATTCGTATTCCAGCTTCTCTTACCTTACCAATATTTTCATGTTCTGTCATCTTCTTTCTTCTGGCAGACATATTGTTTTTAGATGTCACCTGTATGGCTAATACTTCATCTCGTCTAATAGCAAGAAAGTCTATAAACCCCCACAAGTCATTCTTCTTGCGACTAAATGTATTATACTTCTCTACATTCTCAACTAAATATCCTTCTTCAGTCAGTCTTTTTCTTGTCGGTATGTTTAGATTTGTCGGCATCTTTCTTTCCAAATATTCTATCCCAATTTTCCTCAAACTTTTTAGGATTGGGGATAGGTCTTGGACTACTTCCCTTTCCCATAATCATTCTCCTTCAAAAATTCATAAAACTCAATTGTCTTCATATCTTTAAATGGGACTTTAGTCACCTTATCTTTTCTTCCGTATCTAGTGTGAATAAGATAAACGCCCTTACCTTCTTTATAATTATTTTCTTTTAATTTATCATTTGTTAGTTTAAACAACTCTTCTCTATTAACCACAAACCATGTATGCTCTCTTTCAAAAACAATATAATCTGCTTTACCTTTTATCCATCCATCTTTTCCTACTATGTTTGTTCCTTCTACCCAAACCTCTGTCATAATTCCTTCTGTATCAGAGTGGTTTAAACGGGCAGAACTTTTTACATCAAACTTTAAATGCTTGTCTGATATTTTTATACACACTCCTCGAACATCCCAGTGCTCATAAATATCTTGTTGTTTAGTTGGGTAACTTATATTAGCTAAATGATTACTAGCAAATCTAAATTCAGCATTTTTACCATATTTATAACAATAATCAAAATGTTGTTTCATATTACCAAAACATTATTAGTCGGTCTTTATCTCTAATGATATGACCTTGCAAAGTTATCCTATACTCATTTGGCTTATATTCTTTTAAATTTGCTATGTTATGCAAAAATTCACCAGTATGAAATATAAAATCACCTACATTATATTCTAGATATTTATTTTCTTCACCATCTTTGTATTCTAAACCAGCTCCACTAGAAGGTATCTCAACCACATATGTAAAGCTGTGTGGGTCTTGTTCGCCTATCCCTAAAGTTTTATGAGGATAGTCTATATGCCAGTTACTAGGAAAATTTAAGAACACTGGGTCTGATTCAAATATATGAAAAGATGGAACAGCGTAATCATGATTCAAATATACTGGTTCACCAAGATATTCTTCTAAGTATTCTTGTATAGATATATAAACATTTCCAAAGTTAGAAATTAATCTTTGATTCATGTGCTTCAAATTTTTGTAATAATCTTCTGTTTTACCATCAAGATAAGCATTACGCCCTAATGTATAAAATGGCACATTAAATCTTTTAATCCAGAATCTTTCTAGCTTTAATACATTAAAAATAATTTCATTTACATCAAAATGTAATTTATCTACTCTTAACATGGACTTCCTTTTTTATAAACCCTTTAGGCATATAAATATAGTCTTCATGCAGACAGCTTGTATACTCTGCATCTTTATAAAATTCTTGGACATATTGATTGGCTGCGGCACAAGAAATAAAGTGCCCAATGTATTCAGGACTGTCCATTGTCATATATACGATTAAACAATATTCAAACATAATAAAAGAGAAACACCCTAGTCTTTGGAGAGTAAACTCACCATTGCTGGCAAGATTTGGAGGATACCAGAGTGCTTCTCAACAATCCTATACATATTCTAATCTATAGACTCTTTCGTGTCTAGCATAATCTTGTTATCTGGATACATTTTATAATGTTTCCCTTTTACATCATGCACCATTTCTACCCTGATACTTCCATCACCCTCTTTAAAAAACTGAATAGTGAACCATTCACCCTCAATCGCTATTCTTCTTATTTCCATTCTTACAAATTCCATGTGCTGACAAGTCTCTACCACACCACCATTTCTTCTTGTCATATGTATTAGCAGGTTGTTTGCATTGGTGGCACACCTGCCCAAAAGTCTTAATCTTCGTCATGCAATGGGTCGTCAATCCATTCGTCTGGTGTTACTGGACTAGCCATTTCTTCAGAAATAATTTCATCGTAAATTTTTTCTTCTTCATCTAAATACCATTTTTGTTTACGACATTCTTCTTTGCATTGTTTAGCCCATGCCAAGCGTTCTGATTTAGTAGCATTCTTAAGACCTCTTCTATCAAGATATTTTCTTTGATTACCTTTGCAATATCCTATAGTTTCTTCTTGAGTTTGCTTTGCTTTTATTACATCAAATGTTTCTATACCACCTTTTTTATAGTGGTCTGGATTAATTGGATCGCTCATTTTACTACCTCTTTATCTACAATAATTAAATCTTCAAAGACTATACACTTAGTGTCTTTAACCTGTAAGTAGATGCTCTCTATATCCATCGACTTAATTAGTTTGCCATCATGACAAATAAACTCTGGTCTTGGCTGCTCTTTTATTAAATCATAATGCACATAAATTCCTAGTGCAAGAAATAAGAATACAAAGCATACAAATATTTTAATACATTTCATTAGCATATTCTAATTCTCC